GTTGAAAAGATGTTTGGCTGTCAATTTGATATTACACCAATGTCTATTAAAAGAGATTGGATGGATGTAACATCTGAAAAACATGCGTATAGATGTTTTCCAGTAACACAGGCAAACGTTGTTGGATGGTATTTATCATGCAAAGAAGATATAGTTTTTACCTGGGATGGCATAAATGATCAAACAGACCAACATGTAAAAATTAAAAGCCCAGATAACTCTTATTCTGGAAGAGGGCAATCTTCAATTAGTTTAAACACATCCTTGGTATTTAGAACAGACCCAGATGTTAGTATTTTAACTATTAATCCAGTTAATTATTTTAATGAAGATTTTGAAACAATGTCAAATTTAATTAGCACATCTTTTTATGATAACCCTCTTCCACTTGCATTAAAAGCAAAAAAAGCAAACCAGGAAACAATAATTAAAGCAGGAACTCCAGTTGCAACTATTATTCCAATTTCTTTAACCGCACTAAACAATACAGCAATTAACATAGTCGCCTATAAAGATCCAGATAGAATAAGAGAAAAAGCAAATATAAGTTACGGAGAAGCAGCACAAGTACTTAACTCTTCAGGTCAATGGACTGACTGGTATAGAGAAGCGGTAGATGAAACTGGAAAGTCTGTAGGGCAACATGAAGTCAAAACCTTAAAACTTTCAGTTATTGATAATTCAGGAATATAATGAGTAACGAACTAAAACCAAGCCATCAAGACATGATAGATGAATATTTACAAAATGCAAAGTTGGGAAAAGTCTTTCATTATATTATTACTGTATCAAGAGATGGAGAGTCTCCAGTAAGATCAATAATATCTTTTGATAATGTTATAGATGCAGTTGCTGGATACGAAATGTATAAGGATGCTGGTTTTGCAAAAAACTATCTAACAGTATCTCTCTACGAGCCTTCTGGAAAAATTAACACAAAGGTACTTAAAAGAAATCAGGCAGGAGACCCATCTTTTGTTAGACAAAACTATATAGATGTGACTAATGCGCTTTTACAAATTAAAAATAAATTAACCGAAGAAGACTTTGAAATTTTATGTATAAGAATAGGTACATCTTTCGGCAAAGATAATTGGAGATTTAATATTGAAAGGTTTTTTGATAATTTAGGTATCAAGGTAAAGGCTCAGGACTATTATCCTGTGATATAATTATTATTATGAAGCCAGAAGATGCCATAACAGTATTTAGAAAGCCATCAAGCACACCTTCTGGATTCTTTGGTCATGGCCCAGAAAACATTATTGAACTAGAAAATTTTATGACTCAAGAAGAGGTTGATTTTTTAGATAAAGCAGCAAGAGGAATCACAATTTGGGATATAACAGAAAGTCATAAAAATGAAAATGGAACTGTTATATATGATGCAGAATACTGGAAAGATAGAGTGGCAAGTGCACCATCTCTTAATCAAAATGATCCAAATATTGTTCCAGTTATAATTGGTCTATTCAATAAGTTACAGCCAGTGATAGAAAAATTTTTTAATGTAAAGGTTCAACCTACAGGTCAAACAATTGTAAAGTGGAATCCAGGACAATTCCAAATGCCACATGCAGATAAAGAGTTGCATCAGGGCGAAGATGCTGGAACACCAAATGACTTTCCTAATTATGATATAGCAAGTTTGTTTTATATTAATGACGATTACGAAGGTGGAGAATTGTATTTCCCAAATCAAGGAATACAGTTTAAACCTAAAAGAGGGTCGGCATACTTTTTCCCAGGAGATATGAATTATGTGCATGGAGTAACAAAAATTAAAAGTGGAATAAGATACACCTGCCCATTTTTTTGGGAAATATTAGAACATACAGGAGAGATAAAGCCAGACTCTACAAAAGAATATTATAGAATTTTTCCTAATGACGAAGTAATAAAAGCATGGGATCCAGAAAATGGCATAAGGAGACAAGGATGAACCTAGATAATAAAAAAAGATTAACTAAAGACATAGTTCTTTATGAAAACTTTATTGATGCAGAAACATCTGCAAAACTTATAAAAGTTTTAGATAAACACGCAGAACTAGGAACAATAAACTGGATGCCTATATCTTTTTATGAATCATATTCGTCTGTTCTTCCACAGGACAATGATGAGCATGTTCTTGCAGAGGGCTTGCCTGCAGATATTTTTTCACAAATGAAAAAGGGCATTATTGATGCAGTCGCAAGTGTTCATGATCTCGATCCAAAAATAATTTCTCAAATAGGGTACCATACTCAAAAATGGGAGCCAGGCGCATATGCAAGAATTCATTCTGATAATACAGACGAGCATGGAAAGTCTGGTGCATTTACTAGAAGTAGGTATGCTGCATTTTTATACCTAAACGATAATTTTGAAGGCGGTCTGTTGCAGTTTCCTAGTCAAGCCATAAGCATTAAGCCACAAGTCGGAATGCTTGCAGCATTTGATGGCGGGTTTAATAATATGCACGAGGTAACATTAATAGAAAGCGGCACTAGGTATACTATCGGTTCTTTCTGGGATGACCGTGAAGAGGATGCATATCCACAAGAATTGAGGGATGCTTGGGCAGCAGAGATGAAAGAAACAAGGGCTAAACAAGAAATTGAAAGAGCCGAATGGCAAGAGTTATTAAAAAAGGGATATAAAATAGATCAACAAGGTAAACAATACAAGGTGGAAAACTAACATGTTATTTTTAGAACAAGAGTTTAATGACGCTGGATTTAAAACAGATATAGTCCAGGAAGAAATACTTGTTGTTCATGATTTTATATCTAAGGATGAACTACAAACTATGTTAGATATCATTAAAGATACGCCAGAAGAAGTTTGGTTTGAGGCATACAGGGCAAGCCTTGCTAGGTTTTGTTTAGAAAAATTTGGTAGAGATGATGTAGAAAATTTGGTTAAAGAGGGAAAATATGAAATTACAAAAGATTGGGATGACAAAAATCTTGATATAGGAAAATATCCAATTTCTAATAAATTACAAGCAAGAATGCATAGACTTATTGAAATAAATAATAAAGATTTAGAATTAACTGGTTTTGCAACATTGCAAAGAATGCAAGAAGGGGTACAACTAAAGTCTCATACCGATCAACATACAGATCCTTCAATTAAATACGCTGCTATTCTATATCTCAATGATGACTATGCAGATGGCACTTTATTTTTTAAAAATAAAAATTTAGATGTTCGTCCAAAGCCAGGAGAGTTGCTTGTTTTTCCAGGAAATGAAGAATACGAGCATGGGGTAAGACATGTAGGGCCAGGGCCAATAAGATATGTTTTAGTTGGATTTATAAAGATTAAAGGCTTTTATGAAAATAACAAATACTAGGAGATAAAAATGGATAAAGAAATACTTGAAGAAAAGGTTTATTATTACACAAATGTAATTGAAAACCCTGCTAAACTTGTTGAGGCAATTGAAAAAGACAACCAAGATCCATGGGGAGAGTGGATGGCATGCAGTGGCCAGCATTACGTCTATGGAACAGACAAGAATATCGCTTCATCAAACGGTACAGACGAAAAAAATGATTATATTTATAAAACATTACAAAAGGCATTTGATGATGTAGCAAGAGATTATGCATTAGCGCAGGGAATAAAAGAAGAGCCAAAACTTTTTCCAGTATATCCAATTAAGAAATATATGGCTGGAACATTTATGGGTGCACATTTTGACCAACAAGAAGGTGATGAAAGACTTAAAGTTTCTTTTGTCATGTACTTAAATGATGATTATGAAGGTGGAGAGATTTCATTTACAATCAGAGATCCAAAAGGTCCTATTCAAGGTCCAACTCCAGCAGAAGATTTTGCAACTGCAGATCCTTCAACATATCATTTTGCAATTAAACCAAAGGCGGGAAGTATAGTTGTATTTCCACCTTCACCACCATATCATCATACAGCACACTTAGTTAAGAGTGGCTCAAAGTATATGGTTCCACAACATTGGATTCACTAAACCATAAACCTCAATAATAACATTAGAGTTTGATAAAAATAAAAACTCTGGTATACTTGAGTAATTACAGTTTTCAAT